CCGCCTTACCCACGCGATAGAACAAACGCACTACCGCAGGATGGTTTCCGAAGCCACTGGCATCCAGTATTTGCTTCAATTCGTCGTCGCCAAACTTGTCGATTGCTGCTAAAGCAATACCAAGGTTTGCGTCAAAATCTTTACCGCCGACTTCTGCGTCATTACGAGAATCGTCAGCCCATTTTTTAATCGTTTCGGCGTGTACGCCTTCGGCTGTTTTGGTGGTGCGATCAACAAGACCTGCCGCCACATCCACCAATTTCTGCGCCTGCTCTTGCGTCAAGCCGAACTCTTTAGCCAGTGGTGAAAACTCACCAAACGCAGCCTCATCAATACGCAAACCTTCTGGCAGAGAGAACTCGGCGTAGGATTCGCTTCCCTGCGATACCTCTGCTTGTTGTTCGCCCTGTTCAGCAACTTGATCCACTGGCTGCTCAACAGCCGCCTGATCCGCTGGAACTTCTGCAATAGCTTGTTCAGCTACTTCACTCATACGTTTGCCTCTTGCTGCATCTGTAACCAAGACTCGAAACACAGCGTCCTGATTTCTTTTTCCATTCCTAAACCAACATCACGCGCACCCATCCGGTAATGCGCTTCCTCGCTGCTGCTGCAATGACCTCTTGTTGTCACGCCGCAATCAGCAATCCATCTACCCACATAACGCCTAAAAGCTGGCTGCTTCATAAGAGACTTCACATCCTCTCTTGCCTGCTGCGCTTTTGTTTCGCGCTGCTTTAACAGCTTCTTTGCGTCTGCTGAATCACTCATGTCCGCAATCTATACCCATGCTTTTGCAATACTTGAACATCAGCCAGGCATTCCGTAGCCAGACAATCCCTGCATCGCGTTGGTCATCTGCGACCGCTGATCTTCTGGTATGTCTGAGAATTTTTTGATGGCATCCGCAGTCTGCGAAGCAGCCGGAGCCATAGCCTGCATGCGCTGCATCGCTGCTGCTTGCTGTTGCGCTGCTGCTCTCGCCTCTTTCAGTTTTTGCACTTCTTTATCGTCGCGAATAATTGTTGGGTTTAGCCCTGCTAAGTCTGCATACACATCCACGATCTGCTCAAAATCCACCTTGTCTTGAATAGCATTAGGATCAAATTGTCCGATCATGCCGAAAGTTTGCATTGCGCCCTGTAACGCACCAACACCAACAGCTTTTTGCGCTTGCGCCAGCACAGAAATAAAATCCACTTTTAATTCCATGCCGTGCATTTCTTGCGGCGGCGGAGGAACCAGCGGTCTACCGTTGACCTTTGCCGCCATGATCTGCGCAAAAACAATGTCGATCAGTTGCTCGTGGATTTCGTTGTGCAAACGCTCAAGCACTGGCCCAAGCATCAGCATTTTTTCTTCATGCCGTTCGCTCACTTCCGTTGCTGTGATATTTGATCGTGTGTCGTTTGCCAGCATCAAAAACAAATCGGCATAAAACGCACCGTTGATGCGTGAGCGAATGTCTCCAATGTCATTCAGTATCCCATCAATGCGCGTATTCACTTCATACGCAGTGCGAATACCGCCAGCCGGTGTTGTTTGGTCGTAGTAACTTTCACCGCCCGGCGTTAAATCAACGCCAAAAGGCGAGTCTCTTAGCTGCACAGGAATCTGCACTGGCGGATCTGCTTGGTAGTCAATAACCTTCGATTTCTTCTTTTGATTAAATTGCAGTTGCTTGTTATCGCCCAATGCTTCCATGCCGGGACTTGTGCCGTAAATATCCCCGCCAGATACATCCCACCGAGGACAGATCGCTGGGAAATAATCAAAACCGCCCTCGCGCAAAAACTTATCTTCTTTCGTGGTTGCTTCCATGTAGATTGATGTCCACGGTTTTTTGTTTGCCATCAGCGTATTGCCGCGAACATCACGCGGCTCGATAGCGTGCAGCACCGTCACCCACTGGTCGTACTTTCTGCCGTCATACAATTGCTGGACATTAACGCTGCAATTGTCGTAACCGAACTCCGTCACCAGCGCATGCACTGTCATGTCGAACTCGCGGTATAGCGTGTTCGCGCGGCCTTTGCTGTCGCAGGCAATCGCGTACTCGCCAATCGTCAAACTGTGCGCGTGAATGATGTTGTCAAAGTCAGGCAGAATGATTGCCGCTGCCGTGCCGTATACACCAAGCTCAAGATAAATTTGATGCAGCACGCGGTACATGTTTGATCGCTGGAACACGGCGCGCATTAAGCTCTGCACGTTATCCAGCCACAACTGCACTGGCTTTTGTTTCATCAACTCCGCGTCAGGCGTTGCCAACCGAAACCACGGACGCGCAGGACTGGACATACCACTCATCATTCCAGCCGCCAGCGTTCGCGCGGCGCGAGTTGGCGTGTTGTCTATAATCTTGTTAAACGTGGATGCGGATGCTTTGTTGCGATCCGACACCAAAAACCGCCCACTCTTGGGCAGGTAATGCTTTGACAAGTCTTTCCAGATTGGCTCGAAAGATTGACGCTCTGCCCACAAAGCCGCTTTGCGTGCGCGTATCTTTTCGCATGGCGTGCGATTATCCAAAACGGTTGTCATGCTGCTTTAGTTCCGCCGCCTAGCAGGGTATTACCGCCAAGCGTCAGAGCGCTTGCAGGCACACCAGCCGCACCAGTCATCAGCGTACCGTTAGCCACGCTGTCATCACCTGTTGCTGCGCTGTTGCGCTTCTTCAGCAGCGGAGTTTTGTCTGGCTCTTTTGGCAGTGGTGGTGGCGGCGGTGGTGGCGCAGGCGCGTCAGGTGCTTTGGAAGTACACATACAGACCCCGATTCAATATCACTGAATGGAATCGTACTCACGCCTCTTGTTAACACTTGAACGACTGGAATCGCGCTTTCTTACAGGCGCAGCAAAGGTCAATGCCAATGCGTCCGCCTTGTCTGGCGACCTGCCAATCTTTTGTTTGATGATTTCTTTCTCCACCACGCGCAGCTTGTCGCCTTGGAATGCGTAGGTTAGCGCGCACAGCTCTTCTTTCAGCTCTCTGTCGTCAGGTATCGCACCGCCAGCCTTCACCCATTCAGCCATTTCATACAGGATTTCAGAACGCTTGTTGAAATAGCGATAGCTTGTTGCCTTGCCTGAAAAATGCACGCCAAAAACATAGTGGCCCAGCGAACGCATAGTGTCGATAACCCCCGCGCCGTACCCACCCGTTTCGTCCACGAACACCGCGTCAGCCGCATGCGTTTGCATTTCCCGAATGAACTCACGCGCAATCAGCGTTGAATCGGGTATACGCATCACACGCGGCAAGTACGCTTGCCTGCCACGCCGCAGGATAATCACGCTTGCATCATCACCCTGCCGCGCCACATCACCGCCCAACACAGCAGCAGCATCACCTAACTCGTGATCCTTGTACATGCGCTTGGCCGCTTCTTCGACTTCCTCAATCCCTAGCAGCGCATTGAATCCAGCCGGAGGAAACTGGCCGAGTATTGTCGCCATCACCCACGGATTGTCTCGCCCGTAGGTGTCGATCATTTCTTGCGCATGCTCTGCACTTACCCTTGGCGTGCGCTCTGGATCAGCAGGATCAGCGGTAATCGTTATCACCGTCCACGAATCCGCCGCTTTGGTGCATGACTCGTGCAGCAAGCCGTCCGTGCTAGTAGGGTTTCCAGCCTGAATGATTGCTGCATCCGTTGGCGACCCTGTAAATATCTGCGCAGCAGCCCGACCAACCGCCACCGGCATGTCGCCAGACTCATCAAGCAGCACAAAAGGAAACTGGCTATGCAAACCTGACAACGCCCTGCCGATAGCCTCACTATCCGCGTCCTTTGCAAACGACCGCGCAGACAAAAACCATGTTTCGGGATGATCGTTAGCGTAGATCATCGTTTTTGTCCATGTAAATGCGGCAGAAAGAAACGCACTGCGCGCCTGCCACTTGGATAATTCAGCCCACAAATTGTCTGCCAAGTTGTCCCGCGTGATGGACAGCGCCACACCTTTCGGATGCTCGCCCTTACCAGCAAAGCACGCCAGCCTGTGCCAGCCAGTCCACGCCAATACAGCAGACTTGCCTGGGCCAGTACACGCCTTCATGCACAGCCGCCGCTTAGGATCAGCCTTGCCGCCCAATGATTGCAGCGCCTTGATCTGCCATGCGTCAGGCTCTACCCCGAAGTTATCCCGCACAAACTGCACGGGATCCGTGCGCCAGCGCCTTACTGTATCAATGGCTTGCTGGCTCATCGCTTGCGCCAGTGATTAAATCTTCTAGCCCTATCTTGCCGGAATGCTCCATCGATACCTTGTCGCCGTATTTTTTTGGCAGCAGCTTGGCGGCGACCCATTTTCTCGCATCAATCCGCAGCCTAGTATGGTTTACCGCCCCGCTGTCATAAGCCCCTGTGACTGGATTCATTGGCGGCACCTCATCGGCAATATCCAGAATCTCGTCCGCCATTGTCTCGGCTTGCGCCTCCCTTGCTTTCGTGTACTGTTCCGAAAATTCGCTATCTTCTGCAATCCAGCGGCAAACAGTCCCAGTTGTTGGCATATCTTCTGATTTGCATATCTTGCGCAGGCTCATGCCTTCTGCGAGACGCGAGCAAATTTCATCACGCAGCTTAGGCGTGTAGACGGAAGGCCTGCCAACTTTCCTTTTTTCTGGCTTTGCTTTTTCATTAACCTTCTTCATTCGATTTTTTCTCTTTCTTTTGCTTCCACGACACAGGAGTAACAGCCCGAGTCTTGTAGTTGAGAATGTAGGATAGCGTGGACTTAGGCACGCCGTAGCGTCGGCAAATCTCAGCCGGACGAACACCCTCATCCTCGAACAGCGCCCTGAATGTTTCTACCGCTTCATCAGACCAGCGCGCAAAACCATGATTCTCACCACACGGCCTGCCTTTTTCGCCGAAAGGAACCATCCTCACCATGACCACCCCCGTAGTCATCACCCAATCACCAGCATCGCAGCATCACGAGCATGCTCATTTGTGCGCCCCTGCCAGCCTGTAATGCGCTTGAACTGATCTGCTGTCAGCTTTGTGCGGTTGGCTTTGGGCGCTATCCGAGCGTGCGGGATGTTGTGATGCTCCAAGAACTCCTGCCACCGTGCGCAGTCGCGCTTAATACTGCCTGCCCCTTGTAACGCCTCGCGTCCCTTTGACCCGAACCACTGGCGCATCCTTGCATCCTCGAAGCGCACAAACAGCTTTCCGCCGTTGTCTATCATGGTTTGCAGTACCAGCTCCTCAGCCTTCACCGCAGCCATACACCCAACGCTAACCAGCTTGCCGCCATCAGCTACCGCCACGCCGGTATGCACGCCCGGATCAATGCCTATGACTACCTTCACGCGCCAACCCATGCCAGTATCAGAGTGACAGCCAAACCAGCCAGCGCCACGGTGAACGCATAAGCAGCCGTCTCGTGACTGCCAACAAAATCATCGTCATCAGGCAGCATGGCTCTCTCCTTTCAGTAGTTGCAGACATTCACCAAGCAATTGTTCCTGCTGTCCGTACATACGCTCAAAATCTGCCTTGTCTGGATGCACGGCGATAAGACCGGCTGCACCCGTACCTTTTTGATGATGACCAGCGCAGAGCGGCAGCACTTTTTGATGCGCTCCAGGCTTGGTGCGTCCGTCAATGTGATGGATGCTTACCCATGTGTTTAGCCTGCCATCTTTTCTGCATGCGATACAACCCAACTGGCACAACTGATCCCACAGCATCTTGTCAGCTTTGGACGGATTGCGCCCTTTCATGCCACAAACCTCGCCATTTCGGTTATTTCGTCTAGGGCTTTTTCCGCTTCGGCTTTTGTATCATACCATCAGCCGCGCCACATACTTCTTGACGCGCTCTTTCTGCTCTGGCGTAAGCCAAAACTCACACCGTTTCAGCCCTTGCGTTGCGCGATCCTTGCGCATCTTTTGCATCAGTTCTGCCTTTGGATTCATACTATAGCCGCCTCAAGTATACGCAAACCTTTTATACTGATTACAACCTCTTTTCCTTTCCATTCTACCAAGCCCATAGAAAGATACTGGCCGAGATTGTAGAAAAAAACTTTCCCGTCTTTAATTTTCTGAAGGTTAGCAATCAGTTTAAGTTGCGCTTGTTCGTTTGTCATATCTGCATCTCCGTAGTTGATGTAGTCATTATACACAGTAACGCGTTACTGTCAACAATTATTTTCACTGATAATTCATACAGTATTGGCGTTACGCATAACTACGCGGTCAAGCGGACTAAAGCCGCTTACCGCAGTGTTATACGGCACGAATGCACCGCAGTATCTCATAAGCCACTTGAGGCACTATTGCGTTTCCATATCCGCTAATCTCGCCCACCCTTCCGGGTACATCATCAATAATCCTATCCATTCTGGATTGAGGAACCCATCCTTTTGGTCCAAGAAAGCGGCCTGATTCCGCAATCGGCAGCTGCTTGTATGCTTCAGAGTTAAGTATTTCTCCCATGCTTTTTGTGACCCTTTCCGCTTCGCGTCCTCCACTGTTGGCGTTTGCAATGATCCATGTCCTATCCCTCGTGTGACAACAACCAATGGCGCTTGCTGGGATAATATGCCATTCCGCATCGAACCCGATCTCCCATAAATCTTGCAGGATTGGTGCAAGCCCATTACTTCGCAGGGAACTTGAGTTTTCGATGACGACCCAGCGTGGCCGAATTTCTTTAATAACCCTGTGCATTTCGTGCCATAATCCAGACCTAGATCCAAGCAGACCTGCGCCTTTTCCTGCTCGACTAATGTCTTGGCATGGAAATCCTCCGGTGACAATGTCAATTCCTGCATAATCTGCTCCGTTCAAGGTTTTAATGTCGTTGTGAATTAGTATGTTAGGGAAGTTTTTGCTCAAAACTTTATGGCAAAACTCATCAATCTCGCAAAATGCCACAGTTTCCATGCCAGCCCACTGTGCTGCTAATGCAAATCCACCTATGCCGCTAAATAAATCTAAATGTTTCATACTCCTCCCAGTGCCGTATAACAACGCCATGAATCGGACTCGTTTCACTCGCCGCTTATGGCAGGGATATACGTCAAAAGTATGGTTCCGGCTCTGGTTGCATCGGCAACGTGCCATCAGCATTGTATGACCGCTCACCACTTGGAGAATCTATACAATCATCTACCAACCAACAATAAAACTCAAAACATACACGCTTTGCATGTTCTTCCATATCATCTCCGCGCCTTGGAAGAATCCCACTCCCAATCTCTTTCCACCAGTAATCAAATGCGCCCATAAAATAATATCCTGTTAAAGTAATTTGCCGTATAACTGTCGCTTCAAGGCCGTTCGCTTTGCTCACTGGACTGCGCTAACGCGCAGCCCCTTAAGCTGGTGTTATGCGTCACGCTTCACCAGCTTTGCCAAGAATTTAGCAGCGTTCGCCTTTATCTCAGCGTGGTACTTTACCGGAGCAATAATGCTCCGAACCTCTTTGTTTCCGTCCTTTGCTCGATCCTTGCGAAGTCGAGCCATTAGTTCGGCTTTTGGCTTGGCTGGCATTACCAAACTCCCATGCCAGTGTTGATGTTGTACCAATCACCATCTACCCATGAGGCATCTAGGTACAGCTCGCTGTCCTTGTCGATCAGGGCGATCTTGTCGCACTGTTGCTCGGTTGCGGTGATGTAGATCGGCTCAACACCGTCGGCAATTGCGGCAGCGTGAGAGTGGTGTCCGTCTATTACCACGCTAATTTCTTCGCCTCCGTGGCAAAACACCGGTGATACCAGCACAGTGTAGTCACCAGCAGCACGCTTGGCGTCGATAATGTCTTGGTCGCGGTAGTGTTGGCTGCTGATGTATTGCATATCTGCATCTCCGTGTGTGTGTAGTCATTATATAACTACCAGCGGGCTTTGCAAGCATTTTTTTGCTGGTAATTCATACAGTACCAGAATAGCAGCTATGTCACTTCGGACATCCAGCCGCAAGATAAAAATCAACTGCACGCTGGAACCACGCACTCAGCGTTCGCTTTTCAAGCCGCGCTGCAAAAGATTTATCGGGCGGTGGCAACTTATCCATCTGATCGTGCCGCAATGTCACCGCTACAATCGGGTTTTTCTTTTTTGTTTCGCTCATTTTGCACCGCTAACTTTTGTTATATGACAGGATTGCAACTATAACAAAAGGCTAATCATTGTGCAAGGGGTAATTAGTCAACAACACAAGCATTTTAATGCTGTACATTTTTTGAGCAGTCTGGTTGTTTTTTGTACAGCGGCGAGGTAGACCTATCACCCTGTAGAGAGTGTGTTCCAAGTCTCCCCGCGTAGTTCCCCCTACCCAATAGCGCGACAAGATTCGGCTTAGGTTTGGGTTGCGGATTGAGACTCGGCGAGGGTGTCCCCTTGCGCGTCCACTTTTGGCTACGATACTCGGTGATGCCTCTCGTAGTCCCCTCGGATGTGGATTATAGCGTCCGGCTGGAGTATTAAGGATCTGCCCCCGCTCGCACGATCAGAGTGCGGCTTACCAGCTACTGGTTTCCTCCCACGCCGCCCCAGTTGGGCGCTTGCTATCGTGTGGGGTACGGTCATAAAAAAGCACTGTAGGGTGCAATCGTCCGGCGGTAGTCAACATTGAGGTTGGTACCCGATTGCACTCTACAGTGCTTTACATCATCCGGCTATGACAGTGCTTACTCTACCAGTTTTTTTCCGCATGTCAACTACTAATTTATTTTTTTATTGAGGCGCAATCCGTGACGGAATCTTGTATAATACCCCCTCACTCAACCGGCGAGGCGCTTATGTTAGCAATCGACAAAATCAAAATCGAAGGCACACAATCCCGTGTGCAAATCAACGAATCCACTGTCTCTGAGTACGCGGAAGCGATCAAAAACGGCGCACAATTCCCGCCCGTCACCGTGTTTTTCGACGGAACAAACTTCTGGCTTGCGGACGGTTTTCACCGGCTTTTAGCGCATAAACGCGCTGGAAAAACAGAAATACTCGAAACCCG